GGTATGATGAATATCAAGGTGGAGGAGGCTCACCACAAGGGTCGGGCGGAGGCCTATTCCATGAAGATTGAGACCCGGATACGGGGTCCCTGGTGTTCCGATGACAAGCCTATGCCCATTCCGTGGCAGTTTAAGATTGTCGGTGAGGATCCTTATCCTTGGCATACCGCGGTGATTGAAACTATGACGCGGAAGGAACCTCGGATCATCAATGTCATGTATGATCCTTGGGGGAACCTGGGGAAGTCTACGTTCGTGGGCTACTGCGCTTGCATGAAGCTGTGCAAGAAGATCCCCCTTCTGAAGGACCTGAAGGATGTGATGCAGTATGTCTGCTCATTCAAGGCGGCGGGATGTTATATCATTGACAGCCCTCGTAACATGGACAAGAAGAAGCTCGGCCAGTTCTGGTGTGGGATCGAGGAGATCAAGAACGGTTACTGCTACGACACTCGGAACAAGGGAGTGGAGATGTGGTTTGACTCGCCTGTGGTGTGGGTCTTCACGAACGAGCTTCCTGATCCCTCGGTGTTGAGCCCCGACCGGTGGCGTCTGTGGGGCATTAACCCGGAGACGAAGTCTCTTATGGCCCTTGCCTGGGGAGTTGAGCCACCGAAACCTGAGTATTCTGAGGCAATGAGCGAGGAAATGTTGACTGCGGTCTTGGAGGCGGAGGAGATGGCCGAGCGGCGTGACGAGTAGTTTGACTAGTCGATGCTCTGATCCAAGTGATCCACGCTCCTCTAGTAAAGAAATAGGGAGGAGTGCTTTTTTTTGGGTAGTATCCGGCAGCCAAAAAAAAGAAAAGTTTTCGGGATTCGAACCCGAGACCCGAGAACGTTCTTTCAGGGACCGTAAGGTTGGTTTCCTTAAAGGGCCCCCACCCCCTCCCACTGGCAAGAGAACAGAGCAGGAACCAAAGGTGACTATAAGCGAGGTGGCCTCCTGGTACACAGTGGGACCATGTCAGGAGCTCGACGTGCGGGGTACAAGGCCAAGGGCAAGTTCGGGTCCGGTCGCAAGTTTGTGCGGAGCCGAGTCCCCTGGGGGTATGGGGCGAGACGTGTTGGGAACTCCACTCGGGCCATGGCCCTGGGTATTCCTCGGTCTCGTGTGTCTCGGTCTCTCAAGGAGGAGCGCTATATTGACAATATCCCCGTCAACGGGTCTAGCGTCTCCACTACCTGGACCAGCACTCCCCTGGTTGCCGCGCCGGTGGTTGGTGCTGCTGTTGGGAATCGGCTTGGGAATCATATCCAGATCAAGGCCATCGAGGTCTGGGTGACCGGGGTCGGTGTTCCTGATTCTACGGTCGACGTGTTCAATGCCATGCGTTGTTTCTTCGGTGTGTTCAAGGCTCCTCGGGCCTCTGGAGCCCCTGCTGCCTCAGGTCTGAACGGGGTTATGGACAACACAACGATTGCCTCTCCGTACTCCCCCATGAGCGTGGAGTTCAAGGACAACTATATCTACAAGAAGAATTTGGAGTTTCAGGTCTGTTCTTACAATACTACGGCTGCTCAGGGTACGTCTGCAGGTGTGGACCAGGCTGGTACTCGGCAGTTCCACTTCAAGATCCGGTTTCCCGGGGCTGGGCTTGTGGCCAAGTTCATTGCCAACACTGGTGCATCTGCGGACTGGGAGGAGGGACTCCCGTTCGTGGTGTACGGCTCAGACTCTGGTGCTATCTCGCATCCTACCTTGACCATTCGCACGCGGATGTATTTTGACGCTTGAGACTCCGGGCTGAATCTGCGAGGCCCGTAGGGTTGGCCCCAGGCGTGCGCAGCCGCCTGGGTCCGAGCCATCGGCTTATAGTAGCGTCTTGTGCACCCGCTTGAATATATCGTGCATCCCATTTAGTCCCCATATCCTTCGATTTCCAATCCAGGCGCCGCAGGCATTACAGCGGGGCCGAAGGCCCCGCCCTTTCCCTCCCCAATTCGAAGTTCACACATATAGGGCCCCCACCCCCTGACCCACTCAAATTTTAGTTACGTAGTGCTTACGATACCACTTGGGGGTATAAGCGAGGTGGCCTCTAGGGGGTCAGATCTCATGTCTCAGCTTGCCTGTTGGACGTTTATTCTGTACGCGGACCCCGAGCCGACTTTGCTCCCCGATGAGGATTTCGACAAGAGGGTCGAGACTGCCTTGGATACGATCACGAAGGACTGGAATTTCCAGCTTGAGTTGGGGAAGGAGGCCATGAAGTACCATTACCAGGGATGGTTTCGGATGAAGTCGAAGGTGCGGAAGGCTCCCCTGATCGCTAAGTTTATCCCTTTTGGTATGATGAATATCAAGGTGGAGGAGGCTCACCACAAGGGTCGGGCGGAGGCCTATTCCATGAAGATTGAGACCCGGATACGGGGTCCCTGGTGTTCCGATGACAAGCCTATGCCCATTC